CTAGCGCACCAGCGTAACGGAGGATGTTTCCCTCCGTCCTACTCGCTGGCGGCGTCCACTAGAGTCAGAATTAACCTACCGCGCTTGACGTAACCGATGTCAAGTCTTGTACATTTAGCCCTATCTTGTTTACTTGAAATGTCGGTTTGAAGGCTCTCGGTTTTACCGATGAGATGAAAAGCCGACCAGTATAGAACGGCGAAGCACGATTAATATTCTGGGGAGTCTTGGCTCTCCACATATTTTTTAAGTTGATCTATCGTAACGCCACCACAACTAGCCACAAAGTAAGCTCCTGTCCATAATACTCTCTTGTCTTTCCAGTAAATCTTCTTTAAATGGTCACTGTAGTTATCCCACAAAAGCTTGCTTGAAGTAGATTTCAAATTAGCAATTAACCCGCTTAGTAATTTATGGGGGGGATAAGTTAAAAGAATGTGGACATGGTCAGACTCACCGCTAAACTCTACGATACTGGCATCCCATTTATCAGCAATAGACTTAAAAGCCTCATTTAAGAACTCTAAATGTTCTTTCTTGAATACTTTTCTCCGATATTTAGTCACCAACACTATATGAACAGTAAGATTAAACGTAGCCCTGCGGGTCTTAAAGTAATTGGGTTCCATGCCTATTGACAACTTGTACGGTGAGATGATATAGTGATAACATAACACATTGAGAGGTCGGGTCAATGCGAGTCATAGAGTTTAAGGTTAAAGCTACACAACAACAACAACAAATAGCTATCTTAGAAGCTATTAGAATAGGACAGTTCATTCGGAATAAGTGCATTAGACTCTGGATGGATTCTCACAGAGAAGATAAGGTAAATTATGCTTCTTTTTGCAAATTTGTAACAACGTTGAGTAATGATTCAGACACTCCGTTTGTAGGTAATCTTAACTCTATGGCTCGTCAAGCTAGTGCCGAAAGAGCTTGGTTTGCTATATCTCGTTTCTATGACAATTGTAAGAAAGGTTTAGCTCAAAAAGGCTACCCTAAATTCAAGAAGTTCTCAAGGTCTGTGGAGTACAAAACTTCTGGCTGGAAACTGTTAGAAGATAAAAAGTCTATCCACATAACAGATAAAACTGGAATTGGTAAGTTAAAGCTAGTTGGCTCTTATAATCGTGAAATTCTAGATAAGCCCCTAATCAAAAGAGTTAGGCTTATTAAAAGGGCTGACGGATTCTATTGTCAATTTGTCTTAGACCTTGAACGAGTAGAACTGCTTAATTCTACAGGAAAGGAAGTAGGGATTGATTTAGGTTTAAACCATTTCTTGACCGACTCTAATGGGGATAAAATTGATAACCCTCGTTTCCTCCGTAAAGCCGAAAAACGACTGAAAAAGGCACAGCGTAAACTCTCCAAAAAGAAAAAGGGAAGCCAAAAAAGGTTAAAGCAGAAATCTAAAGTAGCCCGCCTTCATTTAAAAGTTTCTAGACAACGTAAAGATTTTGCCGTTAAGACAGCAAAAGCGTTAATCCAATCTAACGATTTGGTAGTCTATGAGGATTTGAAGGTTTCTAATATGGTGAAAAACAGAAAACTTGCGAAATCAATTTCTGATGCAAGTTGGTCAATGTTCACCGATTGGTTAGACTACTTTGGAAAAATACACGGGAAGTTTGTGGTAGCGGTAAATCCACAATATACAAGTCAAGAGTGTTCTAATTGTGGTTCGATTGTCAAGAAAACATTGTCTGTAAGAACTCATATATGTTCTTGTGGTTGTGTTCTGGACAGAGATGAAAATGCCGCTATCAACATACTTCAAAAAGCAAGTACTGTCGGGCGGACAGAAATTCAAGCCCTCGGACAGACTACCCACTGTCTATTAGGTGAAAGCTTAATAGATAAGGTAACTGGATGAACAGGGAATCCCTCGCTTTTAGCGATGGGAGCGTCAATCAGTATTACTACTTAGCGGGGCACGGCGTGCGGAGGTGAAGCGTATGGGTTTACCCTGTTCCGCTCGAACTTCACGGCTCACTGTGTCTTTTAATCTATAGATACCGGTCCCTCTCTGATGCCTACATCAATCAACTGATTAAGGCAAATGAGAGGGCGGTAAATAGGAGGTCATCGGTACCGCCGATAGGCGGTTTAAGGAACCTTAGCCATTCCTTCTACTATTATAGCACAGGTTTTTAATTCTGGTGTAAAATATTTATCAGGCGGGGCCCCCCCATTTGAGGGAGCTTCTCTACCACAAATACGCAGGAGATAGTCGATTTGTTTGAAAAGTTAAGTTTTGGGTGGGGTGGGCTGTGGATTGATTTCCCTCATTGCAAGTCTTTGGTTAAGCGGGTTCGCGATGAGGAAATTAGGAGGCTGGTAGCCAAGGGGCAGGGAAGTCGAACGGATGTGCTTTTTTCTGTAGCCCGGCAGTTTAATTTAAGTGCGGAAACAATTAAGGGTATTTGCCGGGGAGGTGAGGGGTGATTGTGGTGATTCAGGGTGATTGCGTAGAGGTGAGTTCTACTTTAGCCGATAAATCTGTAGATGCTAGTATCACGGTTCCGGCTTATGCGTTATGGCTTGCGGGAACGTGGATAGTGGCTCTGTTCCTGCTTCTCGTGTGGAAAAATTTTGTTGATAATCAGAAGGGAAAGTAAGGATGAGTGAACTGACATTGGAACTTTTAAAAGCGGCAATACGGGCTTGGCGTGTAATGGATGTTTATGTACCGGATGCCGTTGAAACAGATGAGATTTTTGATGCGATAAATCGATTCCCTGAAAGTATAAGAAAAAAGGCTTTGCAAGCGATTAAAAAAGATGTGGGAGGTGAGAGATGAGTGAGGTAATTCAGGTTGATTGCTTAGATGTGATGTCTGCTTTGGCTGATAAATCTGTAGATGCTAGTATCACGGTTTCGGTTGTGGTATCGATAGTGTTCCTAGTCCTCGTCAAGGTAGTTATGTTTTATCTAATTACCCGCAAAAAATAGAGCCTCAATCAGCTCATCAACGGGTAGAAATAGAAGCGGTAATGTCATCCAAACTATCAATAGGAATTAAAGAAGATGAGAGAGGTGAGGGATGAGTGGGGTAATTCAGGATGATTGTTTAAAGGTGATGCCTACTTTAGTCGATAAATCTGTAGATGCTAGTATCACAGTTCCGGCTTATGCGTTGTGGCTTGCGGGGACGTGGATAGTGGCTCTGTTCCTCGTGTTGAATATCAACAAATTGCCGGGGAGGTGATAACGCAATCATTATTCTGGAGGTATTCGCTAAAAAACGAATCAAACACAGAAAGAAATAATCGAAAGATGTGAGAAACGCTTGAAGCTTTACGATGCAGCAACTTAAAAAGAGGACAGACATGGATTTAGCCAAACGTCAACGTTTAGAAGCGGCGGGATGGAAAATAGGAACCGTAGCCGAATTTTTAGAACTTACACCAGTAGAAAGGGTAATTAATGCTTGGATATGGGGAGCGCAAGAACATTTAATCGCCACAGCTTTAGTTATTGGGGAAAGTTTATTAATCAGTCACTGTGATTTCGATGAGCTAGAAATTCCCTTTACATCTATGCCAGCTTTACAGCGTATTCCTCTAGAAGAAAGAGAGAATTTTATTATAGCAGAAGATGGTAGTTATATTCATTGGCCAGTCGTAAACATTCATCTTGATATAGCGGCTTTTTTGAGTGTGATTGAACCAGAAGCAAAACAAAAGTTTGCAGCGATTAAATTAAAACATGATCAGATTTTTGGTCGAGCGATTGCCTCTTTACGCAAACAGCATCAACTGCGACAATCAGATATTACAGGAGTGTCCGAGCGTCAAGTGAGACGCATTGAACAGGGAGAAGGAACAAAGGTAGAAACCCTTAATTTATTTGCCCAAGCTCACAAAATGGAACTTAATGATTATCTTGATGCTGTTGCTGGGTTAATCGATAATACTTCAGTATATTTGCTCCAATCTTAAGCTTTTAACCTTTGATTAATTCGAGTAATTGTGCTTCAGTTAGCTGAGTAATGCCCAATTCTAGGGCTTTTCCTAGCACTAAATAATCGGTTTGCGATATCGTGAAAGCGGCTATCCCAAAAGGTAAATTTGCTGGGCACTTTGTTGGTCGTATCGCTATTCGATTTCGTCCTTCCTTTGTCCTGCAACTTCCCAACAGAAAGTTCGATGTTCACCCTAAAGACCTTATTCATATCCACAAAAATGACGGATTCTCTTACTCCTTCTATTAAGGATTCACTATCGCTCAATTCATTTTCTGACGACAATTCCTCTCCCGCTAATCCTATCAAGTCTAATGGGAGTCCTCTTATTGCTTTTCAGATGGAAGATATTACCAGCAATTTAATTGATTTTTTAATTAATTCAATTAAAGAAGAAAAACCTTTGTATAGTGATGAACAATGCTTAAATATAGCTCTAGAGATAATCAGGGCCAATTTTCCTATTTGTGCATCAAAATATTTCAAAGGAGAGACGTGGAAACTATAACAACGGGGGTGGCCCCGTATTTTTATGATTACTACAATTGATTTTCGTGATATCCAGGCTGCATGTATTAGGCAGTTAGACGACATGTGTAAGGATAAGCAGCCCTTATTTGTTGTCGACGTACCAGGAGATGTGCTCTGGCAGACCTACCTCGATGCCTTTCCCGCACACGAGAAGCAGGCACATAACTGTATGGCCTGTCGACAATTCATTAAGAAGGCGGGGGGCCTCGTTAAACCAGATGAGAATTATAATCTCATCAGTATGTGGAATGTAACTGTACCAGGTTACTTACAGGGAGTAGTTGATAAGCTCAATGCTCTAGTGACAGAGGCCCGCATTCGAGACACGTTCTTATTAGACCGTAGTGAATTGACCGTAGGGCACGCAAGTGACTTGCAGCGTCTAGAGGACGGCAGCACTATTAAGTGGCACCATCTATACTATAAGTTTCCTACAGCCTATGCTTCCAGTGATGTAAATGGTAGTCAGAGTGATGCCCGTAATAGGGCGGCGGGCCTCAAGAGAGATCTAGAAATGATCTCTATTGACTCAGTGAATACTGTCCTCGAACTCATCAATCAAGGCACCTTATATCGCGGTAATGAGTTTAAGCCACTGTTAACTCGGTTTCTCGCTCTACAAGAGGCCAATCGTCAGAATCACCTACGTAATCCTAAAGAGGAGCAGCATGAAACCTTCTGCTGGGTGATGTCTGCTAAATTTAGCCATATCCGCAATACAGCTATCGGTACTCTGCTGACTGATATTAGTGAGGGACGCGATCTAGATAAGGCTGTTACATCTTATGAGAGTAAGGTGGCCCCCGAGAACTATCGTCGTCCTACTGCCATCGTTACTGAGAATATGAAGGCTAGAGCCCGGGCTGACTTTCTCGCTATGGGCTTCAGTCAGTCTAGTCTAGAGCGTCGTCAGGCTACTATCGATGATGTCCCTATTGACCAGTGGTTATATGTTGATAGACTACCAAAAAGAATATACGAGACTGACTTCTTCGACAATATGCTTGTAGTGGCTAACCCGCGTACTACTCAGCAAGATATTAGCTTCAGCGAGTTCCTTAGCAGCGTAGTGCCCCATATCACATCTATGGAGATCCTATTTGAAGATGAGCTGATAAATAATTTAGTTACTATGACAGCTCCTGTAGATACGGATACCCCTAACTTCTTCCAGTGGCCTAATAGTATGGGCTGGAGCTACAATAATCAGTTAGCTGATAGTAGTCGTCAGCGTG